TATAGACTCTCCGTTTGGCAGTGAGATGGGGTTTGACTCGAGAAACGCTCGTAATTCGCTGATATATTTGTCCATGTTCAGGAGCCCAGGAGATCCGAGGCTCCCCCTGTTTGCGAGACTGGTCGCATTTTGATCTTCCCGGCATACTCGAAGCGGAGTGTTCGGGGTTTGAGAAGGGTTACATTTAGGTTTTCGAACTGGTTATTGTCGCGGCCCGCGTAGACCTCGTTCATGCTCTTGATGTAACGCTTGAGTCGAGCCTGCAGGGATATGGCCTCGTTGTAGCTGGGCACCATGAAGTCGCACGGGATACCGCTGGCAAGGGCCTCTTGCATGATCGCGCCTTCGTCGTCCATTTGAGTTCTCCTGTTAGATTTGGGCGCGTCGAGTCTATCACGTGTCGCGGGGCGTGTCAAGGTGACTGGGGTGTGGCTGATTGTCGCAGCCTGTGTGGTGGGTGCAGGCTGGTGGGGTGTGTGGGTGTCAAACCAAAGCGCGTCGTGCGACGTATGGCTAGATGGTCCAGTCACTCGATGTTAAATCAATGCTCGAATGCATCCTAGATTATAGTCTATAAAAAAATATATTTAGAAAGAAAGGAAGGTCGAAACTGCGCTTTAGTTGGCGTTAAATCTCGATATGGCGGTATGGTCCGTGCGGCGGTGTAACTGAAAACACACCCACACACCACACACCTACGAGAAAACCGCGAGAAACCGGCCAATTGGCCCCTGGCGAAGCCAGAAACTACTCAAAAAAGAGAGAAAAAAAGGGGGCACTAGGCCCCCCAACTCCACATCCAGATATGCAGCGCTAAAACCAGCAGTGTGGTCAGGATCGACAGGCCGACATAGAGTTCCATTGCCGTGGACTCCCAAGAAAAGGAGGGGGCATTTGCGCCCCAGTTTCGCGTTTACGCGGCGCGACCCATCCGGGCCTGCTCGTCCAACCACTTTTCCAACGCCCCGGGCTCGATGTTGTAACGCTTTTCGAGTCGGGTGACGATTTCCTTGGGGTCCGCTGAAACCCGTTCCCCGGGCACATCGCCTGCCATGAACTTTTCCAAAGCCTCATCGCAATATGCCGTCACGGTCTCGATGTAATCGTCGGGGCTGTCCCAAGGAAGAGTTTTGCCCCCTTTCTTCAAACCCTCTTTGGTCACCGATGCGTGATAGTTATCGGCATATTCCCGGACTCCGCGGCGCCAGGCATACGCATCCTGGGGTGTAAGGTCATTGAGTTCCGTGGTGTACACGTACTCGCGACCATTCTTTTTGCACTGATAAACGAATTCCATTGCCGTGACTCCCGTTCATCCCGGTGGTTGTGGACTCCATGTCCGTCATCCGGTATACACACCATAACACATGGGGGACTGGTGTCAATATAAAAACAAATGGACTCGATCACGATATATGTATGCAGTTTTGCATGGCATGCTGTGTGAGCATAACACATTGTTGCGCACCCAACTCGAATATTGAAACATAAAGAGGCCGGGGGGCTAAAAAAAGAACTTTTATTGCTGGCCGCTTCAGCCCCGCCAGAATACCGAGGGGGAATGGCCATATCGAGTGACCCCGCCATATCAGAATAAAATGTTTCGATACGGCTCGGGGCCTCCGCCCCTTATGTCGGGGAGCCGACGCGGCAAAGAGCCATATGTATGGTCCGACGGCTGGTTCCGAAACAGCCATACCACAATCTACTTGACTACTATCCGAGAGGGGCGCACACTACTCGCGCGCGGCCGGACTGCGTCGATCACAGGACCAGCCATATGGATGACTTCATCGACGATTTAGACACCTCGACCGGCCCCCGCCTCATGGGGAACGTGCCCCGCCCCCTGTTCATCGAGCACGCCCGCGACCTAACCGAGGCCGACATCGCGGCGCTCGCGACTAACCGCGGCACGAAGCCCAAGTCCCTCGTCCGTATCCACGCCTCGCACCACTCCCTCGCGAAGTGCCTCGCCACGGGCATGAAACAGTCCCAGGCGGCTCTGGTTACTGGGTACAATCAGTCCAGGATCTCGACCCTACTCAACGACGCCGCATTCGCGGCCCTAGTAGAGGACTATCGCGCAGAGGCAAAGAGCATCTTCGCCGATCTGGCCGAGCGGATGAACAACATGTCCCTCGACGCGATCGAGCTCTTGCAAGAGCGGTTGCACGACAACCCAGAGACATTCAGCATTCCCCTGCTAATCGACGTGGTAAAGACCTTCGCAGACCGCACAGGGCACGGCCCCGGCCAAGAGGTCACCCTGAAAATGGACCGGGACTTCATTGATCGGCCGCCCCGGGAAAACTTCGATCAGTGGAAAGAGCGGCGAGCCAAGGAACTCGGGGCGGGGTCCAGTGCGGAAAGTGAGGTAGAGGTGGTCCACGACCGGAAAGGGCTAAACTAATGCCTATTAGACCGCCCAGTGGTCAATCCTGCTCGACGTGCGCCTTCTACATGGCTGGAAATTGTCGGAAGGGCCCGCCCTACCTGATCCTCTCCCAGCTGAGCGCGCTCGCGTATCCCGCGACTATGTGGCCCTCGCCCGCGCCAACGGACTGGTGCGGGGGCTGGACAGTGAGCCCATGAGGCCCAAGGTCCGCCCAGAGGAGAGCCCGACCGGGGTCGCGTGGAGCCCTCAGCCCGGCCCGCAAACTGACGCGATCACGGCCGACTGGTGCCCCGAACTCTTCTATGGGGGCGCGGCGGGAGGGGGCAAAAGTGACTTTCTCCTCGGCGATTTTCTTCAAGATGTACCAACTTACGGTCAGTACTGGCAGGGAGTGGTATTCCGCAGAACTTACAACGAACTCGAGGACTTACTACGCCGCGCTCGAGAGATATTCCCGATCTCAGGAGGCTCTTGGCACGAGCAGGCCAAAACCTGGTCCTGGGCCAACGGGGCCAGCCTCAGGATGCGGTACATAGAGAGGGACCACGATGCCACACGATACCAGGGACACGCTTACACATGGATCGGCTGGGATGAGCTTACCCAGTGGCCTACCGATTACGGCTACCGTTTCCTACGAGCCCGCCTGCGGTCGGCTCACAATATCCATACCAAGCGAATACGAGCTGCCGCAAATCCGGGAGGTGTCGGTCACCACTGGGTCAAGGCCTACTTTGTCGATCCTGCGCCTGGAGGTTATGAGCCCATACTCGACCCAGTCACCAAGCACCGACGACTATTTATCCCGGCGAAACTCCGAGATAACAAAATTCTCCTTGCCTCGGACCCGACCTACGCGGACAGGTTAAGAGGACTGTCCAGCGACTCCATGGTCCGAGCGTGGCTCGAAGGAGACTGGACCGTAATCGAGGGCGCGTATTTTGATTGCTGGAGATACGATAAACATGTCACAGACCCATTTAGTATTCCACGAGAATGGGCGCGTTTTAGGTCGATGGACTGGGGATCAGCCCGACCCTTCAGCGTTGGCTGGTGGGCTATTGTCAGCGATGATTATAAGGTCCCTGATGGGAGAGTGCTCCCACGCGGCGCTATTGTGCGGTATAGGGAGTGGTATGGTGCGGCCTCGATCAACATCGGCCTGAAAATGACCGCAGAAGAGGTAGCAGAAGGCATCTCAGAGCGCGAGGACCAGGAGACCTTGCGCTATGGGGTGCTCGACCCGGCCTGCTTCAGGGAAGATGGGGGCCCCTCCATAGCGGAACGCATGAACAAGGTCCTTATCAGGCATAAGCGGCGGCCCTTCCACGCGGCGGACAACGCTCGGGTCCCCCAGCGGGGCTCGATGGGGGGCTGGGATCAGATGCGTGCGCGGCTCGTTGGGTTCGACGAGCTGCCTATGATCTATTGCTTCGCCACGTGCGCGGCAAGTATCCGCACTATCCCAGCCCTCCAACACGACGTAACCAAGATGGAAGACGTGAATACCGAGGGCGAAGATCATGCCGCGGACGAGTGGCGCTACGCGTGCATGTCGAGGCCTTTCTCGCCCGTGAAAAAGGTCGAAACTAAGGCCATTAAGATCGGCTATACCACCAGAGAACTCGCCGGTCCCGGCGACTGGGTTGTCTATTAACCAAGGAGATCACCGATGGCTCCCGCTCTGTATCCGTTGTGGAAAAAGGCTCTGATGGACGCGAGCGCGGACTCGTCTATCA